ACACTAGTAACATACCTTTACCAAATGTTACTCCATCTAACCTACCAATGGGTGGTCAATCTAATACTGAATTAGCACAAGCCCTTAACCTTTTTAATAAGGGAGGAATAGTAAGTGCCAAGAAAAACTTCTAAAGATAATCTAGCTCATCAAAGAATTGATGACCACGAGAAGTTGTGCAGAATCATGCAAGAACAAACTAATAAACAAATCAAAGATTTACATACAGATGTTCATAGAATAGAAAAGATTCTTATATCTTCTACTGCATTTTTAATGACATCAATGATTGGAATAATAGTTGCTCTTCTATTCAAAGTATTCTAAAAGACCATGTGCGTCTAATCAAAGAAAAAAACAAATTCATAATTAACGATTTAAAACTCGAAAAGAAATACCAATATAAAAAATATACAAGACAGGAGGAGGACGGTTCACGGACTTATAATGTAGGTAACAAAAAGATACCAAGTGTTACGACTATATTATCTGCTACTCAATCTCCTGAAAAGAAAGCTGGATTAGATAAATGGAGAGAAAGAGTTGGATACCAAGAAGCGGCTAGAATTACCTCACAGGCAGCTCTCAGAGGCACGGAGATGCACTATGTCCTTGAAAACTACATAGATGGTCGTGGATACCTAAACCTATCTCCAGAGGGTGCTCAAGCACGACTCATGGCTCACGAGATAGTAAACAATCTTGACCTATTGAAAGAGGTATGGGGTAATGAAGTAAGTCTAGCATATGAAGATAGATGGGCAGGTGCAACAGACGTAGTTGGTCTTTATGATGATAAACCTACAATCATTGACTTTAAGCAAAGTAATAAACCAAAGAGAGAAGAATTTGTAGAAGACTATTACTATCAGATAGCTGCATATTCATTAGCACATAAAGAACAATATGGTCCTATAACACAAGGCCTTATATGTATTTGTACCAAAGATATATTATACCAAGAATTTAAAATGAATGAATCAAAGTTAAAAGAGTATGAAGATAAATGGTTAGAAAGAGTAGATAGATATCACAAATCTAAAGCCACTTCTGAACCTGTTCCCCAAGAGTCTTAGCAGATAATTCTATTTTGTTTTCAAGATTATGTAATACCATTTGATCAATAGTATCTCTACAGATTATATCAATATAAGTTACTTGCGACTTCTGACCTATTCTGTGAGCCCTATCTTCACTTTGTTGTCTGACTTCTAAATTATAAGAATTACTAAAATAAATTACATATTTAGCAGCAGTCAAAGTTAAACCATAACCACCTACTGTTGGATTACCAACTAAGAATCTACATTCATCTTTTGTTTGAAATTTTTCAACTGATTGGTTACGAGATTCAACTGAGTCTTTACCATATATTGAAACTACAGAATCAACCCCATAAGTTTCAGCTAATTTACTTTTAATACTTTCAATGTTATGTACATAGTTAGCCCATATAATACACTTATCTTCACTCTCTTCTAAGATACTCATTAGTTCTTTAAGTTTGGCATTCGTTTTAAAATCAACAATATTACCATCATTAGTTTTTACAAAACCATTTGCTACTTGTTGTAATTTAAGTAATTCAGTAAGCTTATTATTGTAAGATACTTCTTCATCTTTCATAATCATAAGTGCAGTAATTTTTAATTTTTCATAAGCTAGTCTTTGTTCTTCTGGCATATCCACATATCTTTGTACATACATCTTTTCTGGTAAATCTAGACAATCTTTTTTTCTAACACGGTAAGAAAAGTGTTTTAATTTATATTCTAATTCTTCAAGATTTACATAGTATTTAGGTATTTGAATATTATATCCCCCTCTTTCAATACTATACATAACTGCATACTTAGATTTAAATACTGTAAAATTGTCATAACCTAACAAGGCCTTATCTAAAAAAGCACATTGAGAAAATAAATCTAATGGAGATTTAGTAATAGGAGATCCAGTAAGTATTCTTTTATATCTAGCTAATTGACCTAATTTAATAATAGCTTTAGATCTTGATGCTTTTAAATTTTTAATAGAAGTACTCTCATCTAATATAATCATACTTCTCATTCCATGTTTTTGTAATTTAGATTCTAACCATTTCTTACCTGAAACATGAGACAGTGCTTCAACATTCATTAAAATAAATGTAAGTTTTTTAGGATCTAATTTAAATGTTTTATCTTTGGTTACTTTCCAAATATAGATATTGGTTTCTTCTGGACAGTGAACATCAATTTCTTTTTTCCAATTTTGATATACAGAATTAGGTGCAATAACAAACACAAAATTTATTTTTTGATCTTGAAATAAATAAGCTGCATTGTCTATAGCAACTTTAGTTTTACCAGTTCCCATTTCCATAAAGTAAGCAAAGTTGTATGGTTTTGCCCCTTCAATTAATGATTGTCTTTGATGCTTAAAGGGTTCTGTTTTGTAATTATACATTGTAAAATTATTTAAATTATTTGTTTGCAATAATCAATCAAATAATATATTGATTCGCACAAGGAGGTTCTTATGGACTTAGAAGCAGAATCTATCGTATCGATAGATACTGGCATGTCACAAGACATTGCCGAATCTTGCAATAAGTTATTGGAAACTCAGAAACAAATATCAACGGCTGAAGAACAACTTAAAAAGTTGAAGGAAGTTGAGTCAACTCTTTCTGAGCAGACAATTCCAAACTTAATGCAACAAGCTGGTGTATCAATGATTAAACTCTCAGATGGGTCATCTGTTGAGGTAAAACCATTTTACTCAGCTAGAATACCAGCTTCAAAGAGTGAAGAAGCTTTTCATTGGTTAAGAGAAAACGGACATGGTGACTTGATTAAAAATCAAGTATCATTAGAGTTCGGAATGAAACAAGACAATGAAGCTAAATCACTTGTAGAAGAGTTAAAACAAAAGGGCTTAGCAGTACAGCAGAAAACATCCGTACATCCAAGCAGTCTAAGAGGATTTGTAAGAGAACAAATTCAGGACCTAGGAAAAGATGTACCTGCTGAATTGTTTGGAACCTATGTTGCAAATAAAACTAAAATAACCACGAAGGAGTAAACAATGCCACAAGAGCAAACGAAACCTCAAGCTAAAGAGGTAATAAAAAAAGCAAGTAACCTACCAACTCAAATTAATTTAGAAGAGATGGCAGGACAAGGTCAAGAGTATGTTACAGCTCGTGATCAAAAACTACCAATCCTAAAAATACTTTATGCTAACTCACCAGTCTTAGACGAGACGGATGGTAAGTATGTCGAGACTGCTAAGCAAGGAGACATATGGAGTGAAACATCTGGTAAGGTATGGAAAGGTAGACAAGGCCTAGTCGTAGTACCTTGTCTTTACATTAACACATTCAATGAATGGAAAGACAAAGGAGACAGTCCAGGAAGACCAGTAGCAATTCATACTGATCCATCTATTATGTCACAAACAAATAGAGGTGCTGATAATAAAGATAGATTACCAAATGGTAATTATATTGAAGACACTGGTAATCACTTTGTTTATATTTTGGATGAAAATTATAATCCATTAGAACAAGCATTGATTACTATGAAGTCTACTCAAAAGAAAAAATCTAAGACATGGAATTCAATGATAATGTCTAGAAGAGCACAAGGTAAGAATGGTATGTTCAATCCACCATCATGGTCTACTGCTTATAAATTAAGCACGACTAAAGAGTCTAATTCACAAAACTCTTGGTATGGATGGGTTGTAGAGTTTGATAAATTCTTAAACGCAACTGAGAATTTAAAAGCTTTAGAAACTACTCAAACTTTTTATCAAAGTGCGATGAAGAGTGATATTTTTGGTAAGGTAGATTTTGCACAAGAAAATCAATCCCAAGGAAATAATAGCAGCAAAGAAGCTACTCCATTTTAAATTATGGAACAGGAGCTCTTAAAAATATTTGAGGGTAATTCTGAACTGTTCATTACTACTTCTCTTACGGGGGAAGTAGATGAACGGGGCAAGAAGCAGGTTGAGTGTCTCACGATCCACGAACCTATTACTCTTGAGTTATGGAAAAAACATTTAGAAGGTAAAACACGAATTGGTATTAAACCAGAAAATGGTGATGTATGTAAATGGGGATGCATAGATATTGATCCTAGAAATTACACAACATTTTCTGAAAAAAAAATTGTAGATATAATTAGAGATAATCAATTACCTCTTATTCCAACAAGATCAAAATCTGGTGGTCTTCACTTATTTTTATTTTTAAACGATTGGTCTCCAGTAAAAGAAGTTCTTAAAGTTTTAAACGATTGGAACAAAACTTTTTTCTATTCTGAAGAAGTTTTCCCAATGAACAAATGTTTAAACATGCCTTATTTTAATAAGGATCAAACTACAGAGTTTGCCTACAATGATAACAATACACCAGTATTAATAAATAATTTTTTAGAAATGATAGCTAAAAAAACTGTAACTTTAGAACAGTTACAAAATATTAAAATAAAAGAATACGAACCAGAAAGTGATTGGAAACACTATCCCCCTTGTGTTCAAAAAATGATTTCAGAAAAGTGGGAAGGTAACCATAGAAATGAGTTGCTTTTTAATGTTGGTGTTTTAGAGATGAAAAAAGCAGACGGCAATTTAAATGCTAATGAATTAATTAATATTCTCCATAAGAGAAACCAAGATATATTTACTTCTCCCTTAGATCATAAGGAGGTAGAAACTTTAGCAAAATCAATTTCTAAAAAAGATTATACTTATAAGTGTCCTCCAAAAACAAATGCAATAGCACCATTATGTAACAAAGATCTTTGTAAACTAAGAAAGCTTGGTATTGGTTCACAAGTACCAGACATGATAGATGACTTTGCAGATGTACAATTTATAAGATCAACTAAATCAATTGAATATACTTTTACATTTCAAGATGAAAAAATAATAATTAATCCAGAAGATATGAAAGATGAAAAATCTTTTAGAGTTAAACTTCTAAGATATGGTATCTATTGGATGACACTACCAAAACCTAAGTCGGGACCATCTCCATTTGAAATGCTTATGGCTACATTAGTTAGGAAAGCAGTAGAGAATGAGAAGATGAAATTTGAAGATACACTTGGTGAGGAAAAATATAACTTCCTTAAAAAATTCTTTGAAAGCCATATTGAAGAAGACGATTTTGAAAAGCTGCAAGATAATTATGTTATTTTAGATTCTAAGACAAATACTTGTTATTTTAAAAAAATTACTTTTGAAAAGTTTTTAGGTAATGATAAAACATTTAAAAGTGCAACTGAAGCACTTAACTTACTCGGTTGTAATAGATTGGATTATCATGAGGGTGTAAAGAATGTGTGGTCAGTCGAAATGCCTAAGTTTGTAGATTATAAAAAAGCAACTAAAAAAGAAGATACAAAAAAAGTAACAGAGATGGATGATGAATACCACACAGGAAAGTTTAGAACTTAAATTTTTAAAAGAACTTTATCATAAGACAGTAAAGATCTTTGGTCCTCCCGGTACAGGTAAGACTTATACTTTAATAGAAAAGGTATTAAAAAGTTATTTAAGAAAAGGTATAAAGCCACAAGAAATAGCTTACTTATCTTTTACTAATAAAGCTGTTAACACAGCTGTTAGAAGAGCAATGGAGTCTTTTCCTAACTACACTACTGATGACTTTGCAAGATTTAAAACATTGCATACTTACTGTAGAAGATATTTTCCAGAAGAAGTATTTGATCCAAAAGATTGCACAATAGATTTTGCACTTCAGACTAAAGTAATTAAGAGTAGTGATAAAAGATTAGCCGATGATAATTTTATGTATAAGGATTGGTCATTAGGTGTTTACAGTAAATCTAGAAATTTATTAGTTACACCAGAAGAAGCTTATAGAAGAGAAACATATAAGCGAGATTCTCTTACTGTTTTTTTAAGAAAGATAAGCACTTATGAACATTATAAAACTGGTGGAGGAGAAAGATCATTTATAGATTTTGATGATATGATTGAAAGAGCTATAACTGAAATAGATTTTCCCTCATTAAAAGTTTTAATTTTAGATGAAGCTCAAGACTGTACTCCTTTACAATGGTCGGTTATTTATAAGATGGCACCTAAAGTAAAAAGAATTTACTTAGCTGGAGATGATGATCAAGCTATCTATAAATGGAATGGGGCTGATCCAAAATATTTTACAAAATTCTTTCCAGGTAGAAAAGTAAAACTTAGAAAGACACAAAGGTTTGGAGAAGCAATTCATAGATTCTCACAAGTTATTAGAAGAGGTATAAGTGATAGTGAAGAAAAAGAATACTTACCAGGAGATACAAAAGGTTTTGTTAAAGCTTACTTATCTTTTAAAGAAATACCTTTTGAAAATTTTAAAGAAGATTGGTACATCCTTGGTCGTATTAACGAAACTGTTAATGAGTTAAGAATGTTAGCTAAGGATGCTGGTCTATATTATAAAGATAATAAAGGAACAAAATGTTTTGATCAGAAACAATGGGAATCTATTAAAGCTTGGACTGCATTAACAAATGGAAAAAAAATAGATAAGAAAGCAGCTCGTAATATGTATAAGCATATTAGAGAAATAGAGGACCCTAATTATAGATTAGATAAGTTTTGGAGAAATGAACCTGATATGAGAGATTATGATTTTCAAACTTTAAAAGAATGGTGTGGTTTAACACTAGAGGACAGCCAAAAGAATAAGCCTTGGTTTTGGATATTAAGAAGAAATTTTAAACCAAAACAAGTAAGACATTTTATTAGACTACTTAGGAGATATGGACAAAAAGAATTAGATAAAGATCCATTAATAACTATTGATACAATTCATAGTGTTAAGGGTGGGGAAGCAAATCATGTAGTACTTTACAGTAAAGGTAATTATCCGTCTGATTATAGAAATAAAAATAAAAAAGAAAAAAGTGATGAAAAGAAAGTTTGGTATACTGGTGCAACTAGAGCAAGAAAAACTTTACATTTATTAAGAAGTGATTATAAGTTTAACTATCCAATTGGCTCTGATTATTTAATATATGTTCAAGAAAAAAATAATGAAAAATAAATTAGAAGATTATATACACATTGAAAATAAATTATCAAAAGAAGTTTGTTCAGAATTAATTTCTAATATTACTAATGAAACTTGGGATAAACATTACTGGCATCATAATGAAAAAAAACAATTAGTCGAACCAGATAAAAATGATTTAGATATTCTTTTTTCTAACCCATATCAAAGAGATTTACTAATAGATCCTATAACTGAAGTGTTAGTTAATTATCAAAAACTACATTCAAACTCTGCATTTGTGCACAAACTTTCTACAATAAGATTTAATAAATATACTGAGAATACTGAAATGAAAGAACACTATGATTTAATAAGCAGTATTTTTAGTAACAGTGAGGGTGTACCTATAATATCTATTGTAGGAAACTTAAATGAAAATTATGAAGGTGGAGATTTTTATTTAAATAAAAACAAAATTAGTTTAAGGTGTGGAGATATAATGCTATTTCCTTCTACCTTTCTATATCCACATAAAGTAACTAAAGTAAGAAAGGGGACTAGGTATTCTTTTGTTACCTGGGCATATTAATATGACAAATAAAGATCTTTTTGATGAAAACTTTCCTAATGATAAACAAATCGGAGGATCCCACTATAAGCAGTTTTTAATTCAACCTTGGACATTTATAAGAAAGAACAATCTTAATCCATTACAAGCTAATATTATTAAATATGTATGTAGATATTTATCCAAAGGTAAACCATTGGAAGATTTAGAAAAGATCAAACATTATTGTGATTTAGAAATTAAACATTTAAAAGACCATAGAAATGAAAGTAAGAAAAAAAATTAGATGAGTGAAATATGTAGTTTTAACATTCCTGATGAAATCTATAATGTGCTTAATAAAATTATAAAAGACAAATCAAAAAAATATAATTCAAGATTAGCTGGGAATATAAAAGAAGAATATAATTTAGAAGAACATATACCTTATGTAAAAAAATTTATAGAGACAATTGCTGATAATAATTTTAAGTGGATGAAAAATTTTCCTTTATCTTCAAACAAAAACAAGTGTTTAGTTTTAAAAGAATTATGGGTTAACTACCAAAAGAAATTAGAGTTTAATCCTTTACATTGTCACGATGGAATTTTGAGTTTTATATTATTTATTAAAATTCCTTATAACATTGAAGATGAATTAAAGGTAGCTCCCGGTATTGATGCAGTACAAAATTTAGCAGGTCATCTACAATTTGCTTGTCCTAATAAAGGTTTCTTTAGATCACTAGAAACAAAATCTATCCCAGTAGATAAAAAATTTGAAAAGAAAGGTTTGATGTTTCCTGCTCTGTTGTATCACACAGTTTACCCTTTTTATAATAGTGAAGATTTAAGAATAACAATTTCTGGAAATTTATTTTTAGATGACAAAACAAATTAAATGCAGTAAATGTAAAAAAGATGCAGTTGTATATGAAAATAAAATTTATTATTGTGGTCCTTGTGCTGTCACTAAGTTTGTTAGGATGCATAAAAGACTTCGACTTAAACCCAGCAACGACAGTAGTTAGAACACTGTTAAAAGGATCTAATCAATGAGTAATGCTTTACAATTAACTTTGACATTTAAAAAATCTATTTGGAATACTCCATCTGAATATAAGGATTTATCTAATGCAACTGAGATAGCTATTGACTTAGAAACTAGAGATGATGGTATTAATGAAAAGCTTGGAGCTGGTTGGGCTTTAGGCAAAGGAGAAATTGTAGGGTTTGCAGTAGCCGTTGATGGATGGCAAGGATATTTTCCTTTTGGTCATTTAGGTGGTGGTAACATGATACCAGAACAAGTTAAAGCATACATGAAGAAAATTTGTAGTTTACCTTGTACTAAAGTATTTCATAATGCTCAATATGATGTGGGTTGGTTAGAAGCATCTGGAATCACGGTCAACGGACCAATAGTGGATACGATGATAGCCGCAGCATTGATAGATGAAAATAGATTTTCCTATTCTTTAAATGCATTATCAGTTGATTATCTTGGTGAGATTAAAGCCGAAACAGAATTAAGAGAAGCTGCAGCAGCACATGGTATAGATCCTAAAGCAGAAATGTGGAAGTTACCTGCTGAACATGTTGGTTATTATGCAGAACAAGATGCAGTGCTTACACTTAAATTATGGCAGAGATTTAAACAAGAAATATCTACCCAAAGTTTATCAACAGTGTGGGAACTTGAACAACAATTAATTCCTGTATTAATAAAGATGAGGCAAAAAGGTGTGAGAGTGCAAGTGGAAAAAGCTGAAGCATTAAAAAAAGAAATGATGATCCAAGAAAAAGAAATATTGGTGGCCATAAAAAAAGAATCAGGAATAGAAGTAGACATCTGGGCATCACGCCAGATCGCCAAAGCTTTTGACAAACTGAAGTTAGAATATCCAAGAACTGAAAAAACAAAAGAGCCTTCCTTTACACAAAATTGGTTAAGTAATAATAAAAATAAAATAGCACAATTAGTTGTACATGCAAGAGAAGTAAACAAATTTCATAGTACTTTTTTATCTTCTATATTAAGATACCAAGTTAAGGGTCGGATCCATGGAGAGATTCAACAACTTAGATCAGATCTTGGAGGGACTGTATCTGGTAGACTTTCAATGAGTAACCCAAATTTACAACAAGTACCAGCTAGAAACAAAGACTTTGGCCCTAAAATTCGTAGTTTATTTATACCAGAGGAAGGGTATCAATGGGGTAGTTTTGATTATTCACAACAAGAACCACGAATGACGGTTCATTATGCAGCGTCTATTGGAGATGGTTATGAAGGATCGAATGAATTAGTAGAGGCTTATAAAGAATCTAGTGCAGACTTTCATCAGACAATAGCTGATCTAGTGGGTATTGAAAGAACACAAGCAAAGACTATTGGACTAGGTATTATGTATGGGATGGGTAAAAATAAATTAGCCTTATCTCTAGGAGTTACAAAGGATGAAGCAGATGAATTGATTACAAAATATAATAAGAAGGTACCTTTTATCAGAAAACTTTCTGATAGATGTAAATTAGCAGCAGATGAAAAAGGTGTGATTAGAACTAAAAAAGGAAGAAAGTGTAGATTTGATAAATGGGAAACAAGAGACTTTGGATTACACCAGGCAGAAACATTTGATAATGCGGTAGCAAAATATGGTAAGGATAATATTAAGAGAGCCTATACATACAAAGCTTTAAACAGATTAATTCAAGGGTCTTCAGCTGATCAAACAAAACAATCAATGTTAGATTGCTATAATGCTGGTCACTTACCAATGTTACAGATACATGATGAACTTTGTTTTAATATTAAGGATGATAATCATGCTAAAGAAATAAAATCAATAATGGAAAAATCAATTGAATTTAAAGTTCCTTCAGTAGTTGATGTTGGACTTGGAAAGAGTTGGGGAGATGCAAAATAGAAATATGCCACATAATAATAATGACTTAATTGCTTATGCAGCAGGATTGTTTGATGGTGAAGGTAATATTAATTATAAACAATATAAATGTAAAAAACCTTCTGGTAAAATTTATATGAAATGGAATGTAGCAATGGAAGTTGCTATGACAGATTTAGATTGTATTAAAAATTTTTATGATATTGTAGGAGTAGGCTCTATACATTTTAAAGGAATTGGAAAAGGTTCTTTAGGAAAAAAAGATCAATGGAGATGGAGATGTTCGCACCAAAAAGCATTGTATTTATCAAAATTGTTTTTACCTTACAGTGTAACTAAGAGACCTAAGTTGTTACAAATAATAAATCATTATGAGTTTGTTAAGCCGACAGAAGCCCTAGGGAAAAAGTTTCCTTTTATAAAAAATAAAACTTAACTAGCTTTAGCTAATAAGTTTTCTTGTACATCCTGATATTTAAGACTATTTCTTGTAGACTTAATATCAGATTCTATTTTAAGCATATCGGTAGTACAACCACCGTGGTCCATAAGTTTAGCTGACCAAGTATGCTCAAGGTGTTGAAGTCTTTTCAACAACTTTATTTTCTCTGGACTCATTACTAAGTACCTCATAAGTTATGTAGACTTTGTCTCTGCTAGTAAAACCATCTTCGGTATAACTAACTTTGCCTTCATCCACAAGTTGAACAAACTTATTCAATGCTTCTTTATCGTTGGCGGCTGTAACTTTATCATCAAAGTGTTGCCCTCCCATACGAACTTGGACACGATAAGTTGTCATAAGATATTATAAGATATTTCGAAGGTTTCGTCAATATCTAAGCCTTGGTTGGTAATAGCCAAGCATTGTGCCCTATAATGGGTCATAGAAGCCCCCTTATCAGCTAAACTCGCTTTTATATCTCTGCCATAGGATCTAGCAAAAGATCGGCATTGTGGGGCATCTGGGACATAATTATGTAGTGTTTGGCCACATTTTTCCATGTCCATTTCAGGTGTTATAAAACAAAAGGTGCTTAACATCATAAATTTTATTATCATAAATAACCTTAAATATTTATTTAACTTTATACAAGATTTAATTTGACTTTAATTATTATCCCATATATCTAAGATTATATGAAACTAAAAAGTAAAAGTACAATACTAGAGAATATCATAACTGACCTTGATGAACAATTAGCAGCAATTCCAACATTTGATTGGACTGGTGCACCAATTGAAGATTCACTACAATTAGATATGATTATTGATGGTGTTCGCAATATTTATTTTTGTGAGGGTAAATGGGAAAAAAAACATTATCCAATAGATAGAACAATTGCAACTCTTCTAGTAGAGAACGAACTATATGAACGCAAACAACAACCAACGGAGGAAGATAAACATGGCAACGGAAACAACTAATTCTATTTTACCAATCGGACAACAACCAGAAGGTAATTTAGATTCTTTAAAAAAACTTGAAGACGCAGTTAAAAGTTTATTAAAAAATATAGATGAACTTCAAGCTAACTTAAATAAATTAACAGAAGAAAATAAAAGACTAAAAGATTTAGTTGGTATAGTAGAGACTGCATCAGCTGAAGGAAGGGAATTAATATAATGAATATAGATAAATGGAAGTCTGTAGCAATTAAAAAAACAGATTACGATTTGCTTAAAGGGCTATGTAAAGAAAAATTTAGAGCTCCCGGTGCAATGATATCAAAAATATTAAGTGATTACATTGATCATCAAGCAAGGAAACAAAAAATTCCTAATGCAGCTTTTCGTACAAAACTTATAAATGGAGATGCAAATGTCGGATCCAAAAGAAATAAAAGCTAAAGAGTTTTTTACAATTGAACTTGATCATGAAAAAAATAATGTGATCTTGTATGTTAATGGAGTTATGAGAAATAAAATACACACTATCAAAGCAGAACCTTTATTTGATAGAATGCTTAAAATAGCAAAACTTAAATTTCTCAAAATGAGAGATCAGGTTGAACAATAAACTTAAGGTATTAGATTTATTCAGTGGTATTGGAGGCTTTAGTTTAGGTCTTCACTCCACTGGTATATTTGATACAGTAAAGTTTGTAGAGTTTGATAAATTTTGTCAAAAAGTTTTACAAAAGAATTTTAAAAATATACCAATAGAAGGAGATATAAGAGATGTCAAAGGACAAGAATTCGAAGCAGATGTCATTACTGGAGGATTCCCATGCCAACCATTCAGTGTTGCAGGAAAACAAAAAGGAACAGATGACAACAGATATCTCTGGCCAGAAATGTTTAGACTCATTAAAGAGATTAAACCAGAATTCGTTATTGGGGAGAATGTGCAAGGCCTTATTAACCTCCAAGACGGCATGGTACTCCGACAGGTGCAAGACCAATTGGAAGGTGAAGGTTTCGAAGTCCAATGTTTCCTTATTCCAGCTTCAGGCATCGGTGCTTGGCATCAAAGAAACAGAGTCTGGATTATTGGCCACTCCAAACACAATGGATTACTTGCCTCCGAGAAGCGTTCAAGGGACAAAGAAATTAATGGAGGGTCAAAGAAAGGGCAGAACCAAACCATCGAATCTGAGGGAACAAATGGATCCAGAAACGATGGCAATATATCAAAACATGAATCAAGTAGAGAAACATCTTCGATCAAAGAAACAATCGTTTCCAACACCGACAAGCTTCGACTCCAACGAGATAAAGAATCCAAGGAAGCCTCATCCCGGAGGGGGACAGAAGCCACCATTGAATCAAGTAGTTCAAATGTATCCAACACCATCAGCGAGTTGCAATATGGATGTAGTAGCCCCACCAGAGACAGTAAAAAAGAATTCAACAGGTTGGAGTGTAACGAGGGTTGGGACTGGCAGGGTCTTCGGAGCCAAACTGAACGATGTAGTGAACAAGATAGAGAAGGACAAAATGTTTCCAACACCGAAACAAAGGGATTACAAAGACGCAGCATATCAACCGACTTGGAAAGACAGTCTGGAGAAAAATTTACCGAGAACAGTACTGAAGGACAACAAACCTGGTGGCAGACTCAATCCAACATTTGTGGAGTTCCTAATGGGATTTCCAAAGAATTGGACAAAGATAGATCCAACAGAATAAAAAGTTTAGGTAATGCAATCGTTCCACAATGTGCAAGAATCCTAGGTCTTGCTATAAAACAAGTTTTAATCGAGGAAGATAGATTATGATTTTTTTATTAAATGTACTTATTATTGCTTTGATATATGGCTTTATTATATTTTTATTAATGCTTTGGAATAATGAAAAATCGTAAACTTATATGGGACAGTCCTATAAAAAAAGTTATTGCAGAGGTATCTCAGTTTGGTAAGATTTTTATAATTAAACCAAGAGGTAAAAAAAATGATTAAAGATTATAGAGTAAAAATAACAATACGAAATGAGAAGATTCTTTCTAAAATGGAAAGTCTAGGTTATGTAAGTGTGATGAATTTTTGCCACAAAACAGGATTACCATATCAACCTGTCACGGAAATAATAAATGGTAAATTAAAACCTTTATCAATGAAAGGTACACTTAAACCGTTTGTCCAAAGTGTACTCGATTTATTACAGATGACACCAGATGAAGCTTTCACTGATAGACAGTTACAAGGATTTAATAAATCTGGGTATGTATTTAAATTAAAAGAGCAAGAGATGAGGCAGCTTGTAGATCCTATGCAAAACCAAGAACGTAAAGTAATTGAGAACGATATCAAATTAAAAATAGTTCAAGCAATGCATAAGAGACTTAATCATAGAGAAGAAAGATTTTTATCTTTGAGATATGGTTTTAATGGTGGAGCTGAACATACGTTAGAGGAAATTAGTAAAATGTTTAATGTAACTAGAGAAAGAGTCAGACAAATTATTAAAAGAGCAGAACGTAAGTTAAAACATCCAGAAGTTATGGACTCAATTATTAATACAGGATTTGCAGACCTATATACTAAAGTAAATATAAGTCGTGAACAAATTGAAAGAGCAGATGATGATGAAGCTTTTTTGGATAGGTTAGCAAAGAAACATTTACATTAATGAAAACAAAACTTTTATATAAAAACGCAATGAAGCGTTTTAGCCATTGGCTAGATACTAATAGTGTTGCTACTCATCTTTGGAGTGAGTACAACCCTATTGGTAAAATATACTTAGGCCTTGAGAGAAGACAACAAGCAGCCGATGAAAGAGATAAGTTTGTTGAAGATAGAAGAAAAAAAAGACCTGGATGGAAAAGCATGTATTTGAGATACGAACAATCTTGTAAAGCCGAAAATTTAATAAATTATATTTTTAAAAGATATTTAAGAAAAAAATAATCTCTAGTCCCTTGTACCCACGACATTAAATAGTTTATAATTAGTACTTGCATGAAAAGAAAAATTTTTATATGAGTATTAATAGTTACAACACAACGAGCTGTATAGATTGTAGTGGAAGAGGATATATCCGAACAACTCAGTCTAATTCTAAAGTTTCTTGTATCATTTGTAACGGATCAGGAACCACGTCTCACGGACCAAAATCAGAAGCAGAAAAAGTTTTTTTATTTAAATTAGCGTGGGATTATATTAATGGCAAAGAAAAAGGATGGTATCACTGAGTTAACTAAAGTAATGATCGATGCATCGGTTTACTTTACACCCAGTAAATACACAAGATTAAAATCAGTAATATTCGCATTACTTCATGGAGTAAATTATGGTTATGATTCAATGGATCAAAAATTTCTTAATGATGCCTCTGACATATATGACTTTCATTCAAAGTCTACTGTGGCTAAAGCCTATAAATTAAAAAAAGTTAAAAAAAATAAAAAAGCTAATAATGTAATAGATTTTTCAAGCTATTCGAAAGTTTCGGTGACCCATGATGCCTGATAACTATACTAAAGAAGAAGCTATACAAGATTTCAATTCAATCAAAGAACATATTGCAGATGAAGATTTGCAAGGCGCTGCTATCACCATTTTGTTGAGTGATATACAAGAACATTACGAGGTCGCTACTCGATTAAACTTTAAAAAATCGAAAGGCCATTATCGTGATCTACTCTCTAGACTTATTAAAACTTATGGGCACTAAGGTCGCTTCCGATATGGTTTCAGAAAATCATGTTTGCAATGAACAGAAGTTATGGAGGCATGTAATATTAAATGCGTTTGAAGATACCAGAACTGAGAGTGGGGATAGAAAAGCAAGTTTAAATAAATGTGATGCACATTATTGGATTGCAGAATCTAAAGACTTTGAACAGATTTGTTGGTGGGCTGGTTGGGAACCAGATGATGTAAGATATAGATATTACAAGGCACTAAAAAAAGGTGACATAAAATTTAAAAGAAGACATTTTTTATGGCATGAATATGCTGTGTTATTTCAAAGACTTAAGATTACAACTAACTTAGATTTAAGACGTGAATTAAGAAGAAATGTAGAAAATAAGAGAAGACAGATTATGGATGCGGATAATGTTTACGTTGATAAATTTTTAAAAGATTTTACTGTGGAACTTTAATCTGCAACCCAGGGAGCAATCGCTAAGTTGCAGATAACCTTAATAATATCAATTTTTAAAGATAGATTTAATATAGTTATAATTTTAAATTTTGCAAATTGTTTTTTGGTCTTCTAAAAAATGTTCTCCATAACCAAGATCTACATAAACTTATCACTGTAAAAATTACTGCTATATGAAAGCTTTCCCAGACCGTTGGGTACATATCGAAAAATGGGAATATCCATAGTTGTATCATGGTGCTTAAAATAAGACCACTGCCTACATCACATAATGTTTCAAATAAGTTTCTCATAAAAAAACCTAGGCCTATAAGAAAGGATATAAGCCTAGGCAACTAACAAGAGAAGTTATGAAAATGATAAAAACATAACAACCTTGTTTACATTACCTGAGTCGTTAAAAAACTACAAGCGTTTTGTAGAGTTAACCGTGGGTCGAGGGCATAGAACCATTGACCTTAGTGAATGATAGAAGAATCACGGCTCACGGCACAATGTTGCCACAAATTCCCAATTTCCTAGTACGTTCTCTTAGAAAAAAAAAATAAAAAAAATATTTGTAAGGGTTTTTTTCTAGGAAACCAGGAAAAACATTGGTAAATATCAATTCTAGAGCAAAATAGACCAGGAATTTACTAGGAAAATTCCCAGAACTTTAGGAAAAAATACAGAGAGGCCATTTTCTGCTTAAAAAAAATTAAAAAAATATTTGTAAGGAAGTGTATTAGGAAAAAATTATGATATAACTGGTCAAGAAATGACTAAGAGAAAAAACACATTAAAATCTACAACTGAACTTACTTTAAAGCAAAAAGCTTTTGTTGATATATATGTTGGTAATTGGGGTGAGATTACTAAGGTTGAAGCTGCTAGAAGAGCTGGTTATCAATCCAATAAACCAGAAGGCCCCACAGAGATTGCAAGTAGATTAACCGATCCTAATAAAAATCCTCATGTAGTGCGTTATATGGAAATGAAATATAACCAAGAATTAAAAAAACATGAAGGTGATAAATTAAAAAAATATAAACGATTTGAAACTTTAAGTAAAAAAGCAGAAGATAAGAAACAGTTTTCTGTAGCTGTAAATGCAGAATACAGATCTGGACAAATGGCAGGTATGTTTGTTGATAAGAAGGAAGTAACACATGTAGGATTGGAGGGAATGAGTCGTGAACAACTTGAAAAGAGGCTATCCGAACTTGAAGGAAAAATCGGAGAAGCCAAAGACATTATTAACGTCACGCCAGAAAAAATTACTCAAGGAGGGTGATTTTATGACGGTGTTCAATGAGATTCACAACCAACATTTAAATACATCTGTTGGTATCGTTTCAATTTTAACTGAGGATAAAAATGACAAATCTTGAGATTGCATAACGGATTTTTTGGAAATCTTGAGATTGCATAACGGATTTTTTAAGTAATATGAAAAAACGAAAAAATAAAAAAAGACAAAATTCAAAAATTCTAAATTTTGATTTTAAAAATTTAAGTAATGATATTTCAGAGTATCCTTATGTTGAGATTAAATGGGCAGATATAGAGGGTGATAGTGGGTGGTCAGATACTAAAAGCCTCAAAAATTCTAAATTACCCATATGTGTATCTAAAGGTTATTTATTAAATCAATCTAACGGAATTACTAAAATATTTACTGATTATATAGAGACTAAAGAAAAGCCTACATTTGATAATATTGGCAATACTACAATCATTCCAACAAGCGTAATACAATCTATAAAAAAAATAAAATTATAATCTTGTAATTAAATTATTTGCGTATATCTATTGTAGATGGATAAATTTTTAGCATTTTTGATGAGATTAATGGTATTTTACCCTATCCCTACCCTTATAATCATTGTTTTAATTGCCTTTTTAGGCATTAAATAATCATTTGACAAAGTAATCTATATCCTATATTCATGGGATATTAACAATTAACAAAGGAGCAAAAATGGGATTTGATATAACTGGTTTAAATCCAAAAAACCTAGAAATAAACGAACCTAAAAGACCAGATAATTTGTTTAAATTATCTCAAGAAAAACAAGATAAATATTTTGAAGATAGAGAAAAATATACTTCTCAATCTGGTACTTATTTCAGAAACAATGTTTGGTGGTGGAGACCACTTGCAGATTATGTTTTAGAATATACAAAAGTTATTCCAGAAAATAAAAAGAAAAGTTGGGGATATAATGATTGTACTATTATAGAACAGAGAGACGCAGAAATGATATCTCAACAATTAGATCATTTAATCAAAACTGGTCATACTAAAAAGTTTGAAAAAGATTATGAATCAGAAAGAAAAAAGTTAGAGAAGCATAATGATAAAGTTGAGAAGCAACTGGAAGCATTTTGTAAATCTGTTGAAAAAAAACTACGTACAACAAATTTAGCACCTAATCAATTTCCAGAGAATGATAAAAAGAAATGGGATAGTATTTATAAAAGAAAAAAATGGGGTGCTAGTTATCCTTTTTCAGTTGCTAATGTAAAAGAGTTCTCAGAGTTTTGTAAAAATTCTGGTGGCTTTACTATTGGTTAAAAGAATTAGAGTACCCTTTGAAAATCGTTCATTGAGGGTGCTTTATTAGGTAAGTTTGAATTTCAAACCTTAAGATGAAATTTAGGTTTTTGTATATTTTCCCTCACATAAAATATACATTACTAACAAAAACAAAGGAGCAAAAATGTCAAAACAAATAAGTAAAGATAATAGAGAATACTGGCAAAGAAAATTGTCTAATAAATTCTCTGATAAAAAAAGTGCCATTCAATCTCTTCATCAAGTTGAGATTAATGAAACAACTCAAAAAAACTTTCCTATATTTAAAAAAAGATTAGGATTGGAAAAAGATATAGTCAATTACATTAAAGTTGAAAAAGATTTTAATGATTTTTCTAAAAACTATATGAAGAACCTAGAAGAAAAAAGAGAGATGGTTAGAAAACATTTCAATAAAGTTAGAGAAAAAATAGTTAATTGGTCAGAGACAAGAAAGTCTTGGGATAAATACGATATACCAAGTCTTGAAATGGATAATAAACTGTATGATCTAGCAGATAGCATTGAAAAATATTTAAAAAATCAATGTAAAGAAGAAACAAAAAATGCTTTTTATAATTCTAAAAAGGGTCAAGAATTAAAAACACTTGATGAACTAGAGGAAAAAGCAACTGATCTATTACATAGTGATATGATTGGGTCAGAGGTTTTGAACCAAATATCTTTGATTGCTAAACAAACCAATATAAGTATGACAATTCCTCAAAATACTTTGAAAGAATTGCCGAGTAAATAATGACAAAAATAAATTGGAAAAAAGAAATAACTAATCATCTTGTAGGCAGAAAAATTGTCAAGATTGAGTATTGTTCTAAAAAAGAAATGGAACACCAAGGTTGGCATAATCAACCAGTACAAATATTATTGGATAATGGTATTTGGTTAACACCAACAAGTGATGATGAGGGAAATAATGGGGGTGCTATTCATACGAATATAAAAGAACTTCCAATTATTCCAGTTATATATTAGAATAAAACTGACTAGTTAAACCCCCAACAAAGCGAGAGTAGAGTTGGGGGTTTTTTTATGTTATTGACTTAATAACATAATGGCAAAATCAGAAAAAAATCTTTGGCAACGAATAAAAAAGTTAAACTTAAAAGGTCAATTATTCCGTATAGAAAGTAATACTATTAATGGTATTCCAGACGTTTATTGGTTGATAAACAATAAAAGTATTTGGATTGAACTCAAGTCAAATGATGTCAAGAATTTAGGACTTTCAAAGTTTCAAATTAATTGGCACTTAACACATTTTCAAAATGGTGGCACTTCGTTTATCTTGCGAGAAGACCTCTCGCAAAGAGCACCTCAAAATTTACAAATTTTCGTGGTTCGTGAACCGAGACGCTTGGTTCGTGCCTACTCATCACTCAATTTAAAAGACGCAATGCAAAAAATCTTGACGCAATAACCACGTCTCTCGGATCTTCTTTACGCACAACTTCGTTGTGCGTAAATCTTGAGATTGACAACGCAAATTCTTTCGTGCCTCGTGTACCTTTACTCATGTATTTATTGAGATGTATAACGAAAAAAATTTATTTATAGGTGTACCTTTACACATGCGTAAATCTTGAGATTAACAACGTAAATTTTCTCGTTATGGTTTTCCCTTTACTTATATAAAAAAATTTAAATTTTTTTAATTGGTCCTGGAGTCGTGGCAGCTCTTACCTGGACTGGGTTTAATTGGTCCTGAGTCTATAGCAGCTAAAATAAAAAGTTGACAGCTGTGGGCATCCCATGCTAATGAGATAGGTAACTAACATGGAGAAAAAAATGAAAAATAAAAGATATAAAATAATCAAGGGGCTTTTTTATTTTGAGATAGTGGATAAAAGAATCAATCGACTAGTAGGATCTCAAGACACTTTAGCAGCTGCAAAAAAAATAATCAAAAAA